GAGCCAAAATAATGCTTAAAAAACTCATCATTTGAAGTTGCTATTAATTCTCCATCATTATACCAATGATGACTACCCATTACAAATTGTGTAGAATAACCAAAATCTTCTGCTAATTCTTGAAAAGCACTTTCTCCACTTACCCAAAAATCCTCAATAGGTGTTATACCATATACAGGGTGGTTTCTAACCACACCACCAATAGTAAAATCAAATGCTCCTTTGTTAATTCTAAATCTTGCATCTAATGAAGCGTATTCTAGATCTCTACTTTCATCATCTTTTATTTGTATTTTAGTAACAAAACTACTACCTAAGTATCTAAGCCAAAAATCTCTATTAGTGTATACTTCAGAACGATTACGAATAAAAGAATAATTAAACAAATACTCCCAACCATTATTATTACCAATAGTAGTATTATCTCCAACACTTTTTTCATTTCCATAATACCAAGTTGTGAGCTTTTGCTCATAATTAAATCTTGCAATTTTCCTGATGCCGATTGTGAAGTTGTAGTCATAAGGATTGATTTGAGTTGTTTCTTCGTAGCCTTTATTTATTGCTATATAGTCTTGATCTTCAATCATACTTGTATTTATACTACCTGAAGAATATATAGTAGCATATTTAAAAAACTGTGCCTTACAAGTTCCTGCTCCTAAAACAAGCACTATTAATAAAAAATATATATGTTTTTGATTTACTTTCATTTTATAAAACTTTTGTATAAGCATAAGTTACATAAACATCAGCAGTCCAATCTCCATTAAAAGCTCCACTACTCCATATTATAAAAGGTTTGTTTAATAATGTACCATCTATAGTACCACCTGATGGAGGCTCTGCAGTAAAAGTAAACGCTCTATCATCACTAAGTCCATTCATAAATCCCCTGTGAGCCGCCCAATATGATGTAGTAGTTGAATTGTCATATCCCATATACATATATTTATTAGCTGTTTCAATACCTGATGGAGTTGAAACTAAAAATGTAACTTGATATACAGTAATCATATAACCACTTAAAGCTCCTACTAATGTTTTAGAAGTAGTATTTAAAGCCTGAGCCTCTGCATTACTTAATGAAATTTTATCTGTTTGTATAACATATTTAAAATCGTGTTTCTTACTTGTTCCTGAACTGCTACCTGTAGTATCAGAAACATCAACTACCATTAATAAATCACCACTACCTGCTTGTTCGGTTAGCTCGGTTTTGTCTGTTAGTTTTTGATTCGCCATAACTGTCTAAATATTTTTTTAGTTTTTGTTCGTTATTTTTCCTTTGTTTTTTTCTTTGTTTTGTTTGCATACTCTAACAATCTACAATAGTTACACCTGCCTTTCTTAATATAGCATTATACCTTTCCCTACTTGGTGCAACATCAAGATTTAAACCTGCATAATAATTAGCTGTTGTTGGGCTAAGATCTGCCCCTGTATTTGAGCTATACTCAGGAAAGCTACTTGTGTTATTTGATATATAGTCAATTAAGCGTTCTCTATAAAATTCAGCCTGATCCATACTTGCTGAAATTAAAGGCTTTAAATCACTATGAGAAACACTACTGCCTTGCTCACTATTCATTGTTACCACAGAATTATTAACCATTCTAAGTCTAAGAAAGGGCAAACAAGTTGCAAAGGCAAACTGCACCAAAGCAGGTTGTATATATGTTTGTAAAAGCGTTAAATATACCCCTGCTAAGCTACTACCCTGAATATCTGATATTAGCTTATTGTACAAATCTGTTCCAAGTACAGGTAATATATACCTATCTTGAGCCATTAGTATATAAGGAAGTAGTAAATTGTCATCTACGCTACCACCTAACGCTGTGTCTTTTTTTATTCTATCTGTGCTTATAAATAAAGTGTGTTGTATTGCCATATTTTATTTTTTATGATCCTGGATAACGCCCTTGATTAGGCATATTTACAGGAGCTATTTTACTTTCTTCTAATCCTTTAGGTTTTCTAACATAGCTTTTAGGTATGCTACTAACTTTTGTATAATCATCATCTAAACTTTGCCCATCTATTAATTCAGTACCCTTTTTAAGTCTATAAAGCACTTCGTTCCATTTGTGCCTACAATACAAACCACCTTTGAAGCGAAATAAGTCATAAGACTTCCCTTTATGCCCAAATTGTTTGTTTATTCCTTGCCTACTTGCTGTATCTATATCTTCTATTCTATAAACAAAACCACCTCTACTTAATCTCATCATATTTTGACAAAATGGTCTAGATTTATTGCCTGGCTTTTTTGCTTTTGTAGATCCTACAGCATACTTAAATCTTACCCTATAATAAGACTTATCTAAATAACTAAATTTATCTTCATTGCTTTTAATTTCATTTACTGCAAAATCTTCTCTTTTTTTAATCAATCTATTTGCCCATTCTTCGTAATCATCACCTGTGCCTTGCTCTCTTTCATCTACAATTTCCCATTCTTCCTCATTTATTTGTTCACCTTGTAAATTATTAAACAGTGAATCAAATTGCTCATCAGAAAGCTCAGTCAGTTCTTCTACATTTTCTATTTCTTTTACTTTCTTTGCTGCCCAAGTTTGTCCTGCATCTCCACCCCATAAAGCCCAAGCTATTCTACCTGCACTTGGAAATCCATCTTCTCCAGGCTCAAAACCCTCCCCACCTTTACTGCTTTTTTCGTGTCTTGCAAAAAAACTATTCATACGCTTAATTGTTGATATTGAGAGATTTTGTCCATTAGAAATAGTCCTTGCTCTTGCAACCCCTGTTTCAGTTCCACCTCTACCATACTCCCTACGCCATTCTAAGCCTTTTTTAGCCTCAGCAATCATTCCTTTAGTTGGTTTAGTATCTATATCATCTAAAGCTTTAAATTCTTTCTTTATTTCCTCGCCTGTATCTATTCCCTCTTTCTCTTGCTCATCTTCATCTACTTTTTTTGTTGTATCAATATCAATAAAATCAGCAGGTTTAAGCGATTTAAAGTACAAATCAAGGTTTATATCACAAATGCTAAAAACACGCTGTAAACCCTCTAAAAGTGTGTTCTGAAATGGTTTTATTACAGTATTGTTGAATAAACTATAAGAATCTCTAAGCTCATCAGCGTTATTGCCAAAGCCACTACCATCTCCTTTTACTCCAAATAGCAAAGGACTTGTAACCCTGTGTCCTGTTAAAATTTTTCTTGTTGTTTCTTGTGATAAGAATTGATAGCTATCAGAATTGTCATTAGCATTAATAGGAACTATCTCAGGTGCTGTGTCTTTTCCATCATTAAATGTCAATAAAATCTTCCCTGCATTGCCTGATCCACCAAATTTTGAGTTAATTTGCCTTTCTATTGTTCTTCTTTCTTCTCTTGTTGGTATTCCATTAGCAAAGTTTACAGCCATACTAGGAAACATACCTGATTTAATATTAGATAAATGAAATTGAGCAATCTCCATATCTAATTGTATGTAAGAAGTAGATCCTTGATAGTCAGGCAAAGAATAATAATGAGTTCCAGGTGAATAATCTTTTATACACATAACTTGACTAGCACTTGTTCTGTCCTTTTCATCAAACGCTTTATATGTTCTTGGTTTGTGCCTCCTATAGTTTGCCCAGTCTGCTGAATAATAATACTCATTTACATTACCATAAGCATCAGCTTTTCCACTTCTTATATATTGTGCAGGGATATGATACATTTCTACAATCTTAGTTCTAGGCTTATTCCATATTGTATTTACATAACACATACCAAATAATTTTAGATCTATAGCAAGGCATTTTAATAAATCTTTTTGAGAATTATTAAGCAAAGAATTTAGCCTTAGCCATTGTTCTTTATGTTCTTCGCTATCCTGTCTATCTGTAGCCTCCATTCCCTCTCCATAAATCATTGAGGCAACCCCTTTTACAACAGCATTATTAATACTGCTACCATTGTATAACTCTAATAAATATTGAGGGTATAAATTATCATCTCCAAAAGATATCCATTCTTTACTTGCTGTTTCTGTAATTACAGGCAGATTAAATTCTGACAAATGTATTACTGATATATCTGTTTTATCTTTACGCTGTTTGTGTGCCATATTCTACATTAGTATTTGTTGTTGAACTGCTAACATCATTAGCTGAGTATTGACTATAACTACTTACAGGAGCTTGATTATATTGATCGTCAAACTCTCTTTTTATATATAGTTGCTCAGTCCAATCTATTTTTGTAGCATTTGCTACATCTAAATTAGATGTACTTGTTTGATAATAAAATGTTACATTATACATTTCTTCGCTTGGTAAAAAAACATTTCCTGCTGTTCTAACTCCCTCTGCATCAAATACACCATTAAAAGATGAATTATATAGACTAAATTTTATGTTCCAATATCTTTCATTATTTCTTGAGTTTGCATCACCTGTTCCTATTGCTGTCCTTACCCAGTTTGTATTTACACCTCTAAATTCTGCTAATATTAAATTTGTAAATGTAGCAGTAGTATCATCTAACCCTGTAATAGAGTGTATGTTTATATAAAAGTTTAGATCTTTTTGAAATAATGCTGAGGCTGAATTAAAATTAATCTGATACATCTTTGTATTCTTTTACTATTATTGTGCAATATTCTTCTGCTAACTCTTGTTTTTCTTCTTTTGTATTTAAATTAGCTCTTTTTTCTAAATACTCTTTAGCAACATCTTCGTTTAAAATAATTTCTCTAATCATTAATCAGTATACTCATTATAAGGGTTTGTTGCTATTTTAACTTCTTTTTTTTTCTTTTTTGGTTTAGGAGCATCTTGTTCAAAATACTTCTCTTTAACTTCATCAGATAAATTATTTACTTGATGAGGCTTTAGTTCCCCATAAGCCAAATTCATATTTAAAGGTTTATAGTCTTTGTATTGTTCTTTTACTTTCCAAGCCATAATATAAGTGTTTATTAATATATATAAATAGTTGTAATTCGTTTGCAAGTGTTCGTTTTATAAAAAAAACTTTATAAAATATAGTAGAATATAAAATATTTTTTATATATTAGCTTTATAATTGATCGGGTAATATATTTTCCAACCAATCCGACCTACAGAGAAAGGAGCAGATAATCAATGTTGCGGTTAATTATAAAAAAAGGGAGCAATTTAGCTCCCTTTCTTTTTGAGTAACGATTTATTAATACTATCCTGTAGTAATAGTTAAAGCAGCCTCATCAGTTAATCCATCAAATGGATATTTATCTGTTCCTACTCCTGCAGTAGCATCAAGCCATATTAAAGGATCTTTTTCTTCTGCTCTTAGCTCTAAAGTATATCCTGTCATATCTCCTTTTGCAGCCCCTGTTACAACAGTACCACCTGAGATATCACAACCATTGTCCATACCTAATAAGAATAAATTGTCATTATTATCAAGCACAAATACCTGAGAACGATTATAAGAGATTAGCTTTAACTCATTTGTTTGTGCTACTGATAATTTTTGTAGCGAAAGAGATAAAGTTTGCTCAAAAAAAGTAGTTCCTGTTGCAGGATCACTATTTATATTAACTGTCATTGAAGAAAGATTAGGTCTTAAGTCGTACTGAAATACAGTAACAGCTCCACCATCTTGAATATCCCAATTTGCAAAACCTGCTGTGTCCATAACATTAGTATCAGTGCCATCAAAAGTAGCTTTAGCTCTAATGTCAGAACAATAAGACTTTACAAAAAAGATTTTCTTTAAGCCACCTATCTGATCTTTACAATCAACTGCTAAACCTTTTGTTAAATTACAAGCCATTTTATTTAAGTTTTATATTGTTTATAAAAAGGGAGTATATTTCAACTCCCCATTAATTGTTATTACCCTGCGTAAAGCACCATATCAGATCCAAAAGCGTAGTTGATACCTGCAGTAAATCTCATTACTACTCTAATATTATCTGATCCATCTAAATCAGCCATATCTAATAACTTAACTTCTGAATTAGATCCATCAGATCCAAAGAACATATTAGAAACTCTACCTGCTACCATAGTGTCATTTGCTAAACCTGGAGCGTGAGCTATTTTAATTCCATTGAAAGTATACTTCCAGTCATCATTCATATTATATATGTTTCCATAACCTAAAGTAGCTTGTGATTGAATGTAAAATCTCCAAGCTGAAGTAGGTAAAAATATTCTTAAATCTTCTTTACCAAATACAGCAGTAGGTATAGCGTCCATTACATCCTCTAATTTAGATACAATATTAGCAGCAGTTAGAGCAGCAGCACCTGCAACATCTACTACATCAGCATCAGCAAGTAATAATTTTCTAAAGCCATCAAACTGTCCATTTTCATCAGTAGTTCCATCCCATATAGATTTTTCTATTTCTTGTGAAACTCTTGCAGCAGTTTGTCCTATAATGTAGTCAGCAAAAGATTGAGGCACAGTTCCATTTAAACCTGCTGTCATATTAGCACCCTCCCAAGATGATAAATAGTCTTGCTTACAAAGTTGCATATTAACATCAAAGTTTCTAGGCTCTAGTACTCTTTCTGCATAAGTTAGCGTACCTGAATCAGTAAAATCACAAGTTGCATCAGCCATCAGATTACCTGCAGTTCCTGCAATAGTGATCTTTCTTAAATTTGCTTTGTATTTAACATTGTTTAAAAATGTTAGGTTATTTTCAGCCAAAGTAGTTCCTGAAAGTAACGCAGCCGATATATAACCTGCTGCTGCTTCACCAGCATAGTTAGAAGTTACAGTATCAGCAAAATTATATTTTTTATTCGCCATTTTATTAAAATTTTAGTTATTATTATTAAGTTTATTCATAAAGTACGCCACTCTTTCTTGTGTAGAAAGTTTTGACATATTAACAGCCTTATTTTTAGAAATAGGCTCAGGATTGTGTTTAAATCCTTTAGCACCAGGCTCTTTTTCAAACTCTACCAATTTAGCCTTTAAATGCTCTACTTCTTCTACCAAGCTGTTTACCATATCCTTAGACATCTCAATTTTTTCTTCTTCTGAGATTTCCTCAGCAGTTTCTTCTACTGTTTCTTCTACTGTTTCCTCAGTTTCTTCTGACATATCTTCTTTTTTATACATTTTTTTCTCAAGCTCATCAACTCTTTTAGCTAACTCGTCATAAGATTTTTTTAAGTCCATTTCATCAGATTCTTCCATTTCTTCCTTATCCTCAGCCTCTACTTCTTCTGCCTCCTCACCCATATCTGAAATTTTACCATCATCATCAATAGTAATTTTAGCTCCATTTTCCATTGTATAAGATCCTGATGCTAAAGCACTTGCCTCGCCATCATCATTTACTACAAAAACTGCTGAGCCTATTGCAAATTCCTCATCTTCGGTAGCCACAACTCTACCATCTTCTAATATCATTTCAGCATACATTTTAACTTCCTTAGATTCTGTGTTATCAATAGACAACAAGGTTTTGATTTTTTCTAATGTGTCTTTCATTGTAATATTCTTTTTATTATTATATATAATTTTTTAATTTTTGTTTACAGGCTACCTATTTTTAGCACCCTTTTTTATAGCTGAACATATCTTAGCAGCAGAGTTTTTTCCGTACTTTTTTTTCATATCAGCTATACACAACTTAAAAGGGTATTTTGCTAAAGCCTTTTTCGTAATGTATTCTTTCATTAGATCAAATTCTTGTTTCTCATCTTGAGCTATTATTAATCTAATTCTATCTAACAAGTCCTCATCAGATAGTAATTCTTTATCGTAATATTTTTTCTTTTTCTTCTTCTTTTTCTTGCCCATATCAGTAGCCTCTGAGTGATCCTCACAAGCCATATATCTAATTACACCATTATCATCGTGTTCGTGATAACCTGTGCAATTTTTAAATTTAACAGCGTAAGCCTCAGCCTCTTCTTTTGTTGCAAACAAAGGCTCATTATCCATTACACCAACTATTTCTATTTTACCCTTAAGATCCTCAAAAGATTTTTTCTTTTTAAAATCGTGCATACTTGCCTCTATCAATTTATCTGTAAAATAGCCCTCTATACTAAATCCTTTTACTTCACCCTTTTTTACCTTATCCCAAACTTCGCTATTGTTTACTTTCATTTTTACAAACCAAGTTCCTGTAGGCATATTTTTAAAACCATATTGTGAAGATTTGTCAAACTTCTCATCTTCTTTTATCCAACTCTCTACAACGCTTAAACCATCAATTGGTACTTGGTGTTCATAGGTTGTGTTATTGTTGTTTAAATTGCTCATAAATAGCTCCTGAGCCTTTTTAATAGTATCTTTGCTAAAGTAAACTAAATATTCTTCGTTTAGTTCTTGATCGTATCTTGGAATTTCTTTTTCAGGTATGAGAACTGCACCTACAAGTGTTTTCTTTTCCTCATCTAATTTTGCTAACGATAAGAAATTGTCTTTTGAAAAAAATACCCAATTTTCTTCTATAGCAGGAAATTCAACAAGGCTTATAGCTTCAACGCCAAACTTTTCAGATTTCTCATCAATAATTAATTCAACTAATCTTCTTTTTAATTTTTTTTCTGCCATTGTAATAGTATATATAAAAAGTTATTATTTTGTTTATAGCGTACCTTGTAAATCTAGTTCACTTTGTAAAGCTTGTGCATTACTAACATCACTTTCAACAACAAAAGCTTGTATAGGTGGTGCATCTGTTCCTATAGCCCCAAATGTAGGCAGTCCTGGTACATCACCTGATAGATCTCCAGTACCTCCATCTCCACCAATATCAGAAGTCGCATTATCAACCCCCTCTACTGATTGCCCTAATACAGCTGATGCTTGAGCAACCCCTGCTAATACTGCAGCTATACCTGCTGTTATTGCTGCTAAGTTTGCAGGAAAAGCCAAACCTGCACCTGCTTTAACAGCACTAGATATACCTCTTGCAGTATCTACCCCTATCTGTAGCATAGCAGCTTTCTTTTCTTTTCTTAATTGCGATCTCTCAATATTTAATAATTCTCTATTATATTGTTCTTCTGTTATTTTACCTTTTTTAAGTTTTCTGTCTAATTCTTTTATTTCTTGTTCAGATTGAGTTTTAGACATACTTAATAAAGAGTTCATCATACTTAAAGCGTTATCTATTGTTTCTTGATTTCTTCTTTTCTGTTCTTCTATTTCTAAGTCAGCATAATGTTTTTTAATACCTGATAATTCCTCTTGCTTCATTCTTTCTATCTCAGCTTCATCTATTTTTAGTTCTTCTGCCATATCTAACATTACTTGATATTTTGCATTTAGCTCTTGTATTTCTAATTCTTCTGCTGATTTATTTAAGTCACTTAATTCTTTTTGATTTTTAGCGATTAATTCTTTTAGCTCGTTAGCATCTCTTTCTGTAATTTCTAATATTAAAGCATCTCTTTCTTTTATAAGCTCTTGTCTGTCTATTGAATCTTCTTCTGTCAAGTCTATTATTTCTTGGTATTTCTTTTTTATAGCATCTATCTCTTTTTGATCTTCACTTTTTCTAAACTCATCTACAACTGCTTGAGCTTGTGCTTTTAATTTTTTTTGTGTATCTATATATAGCTGTTCAGCTTCATCTAATTTTTTTTGATGTGCAGTTGTTTTGTTTTCTATAATTGTATTATTAGCGTCTATATTATCTTGATTTTCTTTCATTATAGCCTTTGCCTCCTCTATTTTCTTTTTATTGCTCTCAATATCTTTGTCAAACTTATGTTCTGTTTGATCCTTTATGCTTACCATATAGTCATAAAAAATATCATTATATTCTTTTAAAGTTTCTATATCTTGCTCTAAATCATCTTCATCAACTATTCTATAAGCTTTACCTTTTTTTAATAGACTAAGATGTTCTTGGAACTCTTGCTGTAAAAATTCCATCTCATCTGTAGCATAGTCTAATTGTTTTATATTTTTTGCATCAGATATTTTCTGTCTTTTATTTGAAAAGTCTAAATACTCTTGTTGATCTTTTCCTAATTTAGAGTACAACTCATCATAAATAGCTAGTACACCCTCTTTTTGTCTTTCGTGTGCATCTTCAAATTCTTCTAGAGCCTCATCTTCGGCTATCATTTGTTTTATAGATTCTTCTAGTTGCCTATTTTCTTCTTTTTTTTGTGCTATTAAATCTTTTGATGCCTTTATACTTGCTTCATTTGCTGAAGTATCTGCTGATTTTAATTCGTTTAAATGATCTTGTGCATCTGCATAGGCTTGAGCTGCAGATTCTAATTGACCTTTTAAACTTAAATCTTCTTCCTCTACCTTTATGTTTTTAGTCATCTCTTTTCTAATATCCTCATAAGCCTTTCTTTCTGCCTCTAATTCTTCCTTTATTTTTTCTGACCTTTCTTTTTGTTGTTCAGCTCTTTCTTGTTCTAATGAATTTAAATTTGTTAATTGTTCAGATCGTTGCCCTGTAATTCTTTCATCTATTTCTGCTAACTTTGTTTTAGCCTCAATTACTGCTACCTGCATATCAACATTATCTCTATCCATAGATAACTCCATTTCAGCTAATTTTAAACTCTTTTCAGCCATTAATCTTTCTTCTTCTGCCTGTTCTGCTAATATCCTGCCTAACTCCTCGTTTGCAGCTATTCTTTCATCAATAGACTTAGAGGTATCATCTCTTAACTGCCTTTGAATTTCTGCCTCTTTTTGGTACTCTAATTGAGTTAAAGCTAATTCTGCATTCATTAATTTTACCTCATTTTTTAGTGACACAACTTGACCTGCCATATTAGACATAGAGTTAGAGGCATTATCAGTCACACCAATCAAGCTACCTATCCAACCTATAGCTCCTGTAAATAGATCTATTAAACCCTCTAAAACTCCTGCAACAAAAGCAATAACATCACCCACTGCATCAAATACTGGTTTTAATTTTAACATTATTCTTCCAAATGTATCTGCTAACTTTTGATTTTGCGAAAACATACCTGTAAGCTGAGATAATATACCAACAAATAAACCTATACCTGCTACTTTTATAGCATTACCTATATATTTAATACCACCTCCTAACATCTTCATACCACCAGAAGCAACTTTACCACTTGTTCCTACACCTTTTAAGCCTTTACCAAGATTGTCTACATCTTTTTCAGCTTGTTTTGTATCTGCCTTAAAAAATAATATTAGTTCTTTCATACCCATTGTTTAAATGTTTTTTTTAATTGTCTTTTAAATTGTTTTTTTACCTTTAATAGATCCTTTGTGTACTCCTCTTGCCCATATACAAAATTAAAACGCTCATCTTCTAGTTCATTATTTAAAATAACCTTTAAAACTAAAGGCATCATTTTAGCGTATTTTTTTAGTTCCATTCTAAATTATTTAAGTTTTCAAATAATATACCTGCTGAATTTTGAAATAAAGCTTTTATTTGTACTGGCTCCTCCCCCTCTGAAATTGGTTGCCTTATAACCTCTACTTTTGCTGTCCAATTAACTATTTCATCAGCCCCACCTGTTATTTTAGGTGTCCACATCTTATTTGTTGTTGATGATATGTTTAAAGTTGGGTTTGTAAATGCACTATCTTTATTTGATTTTAGTAAAGTTCCACCTGCTGCACCTACATATAAATTAGCCTCATTTCTATTTACAATCATAGTATCTGCCTCAAAATAACCTACTTTACCTGTATTTGTTCCTGACATTATACTTCCCATAATAGTCATTTTTATATAAGTCATTGTTGATATAGGAAATAACATTAAGGTAGTTTGATTACCCATAAAACTGAAATTATATTCTTTAGTATTATCTAGCGTTTGGCTTTGTATGTAAAAGCAGGTAGCATTAGCCCCACCTAAAGAATTATTAACTAGATAATTAGATTCTAAATTTAACATTGAAGGCATAGGTAAACTAATACCACCTGCATCTTGTGTAGCCACATCAGTCACACCACCTGTTATACTATCACTACTATAACAATCTCCCTCACCTGTAGTTGCATTTGTTTGAACAAAAGTCCAGTTATCATTTATTTCTTCACAACAAGAGTTAGTAATTGTTGTAGATGCTCCTGTTGCTGAATCTGTCCAAGTCATTAAACCACTTAAAGTGAAAGTTGGAGTAGCCCCACATTCATTAGTTAATTTATCTATAACTTTTAAAAGAGTTACTTTTGTTGATTTGTTTCCGCCTACTAAATGTCCTTGTATGCTAATAACTCTCCATAAAGTATTTTTAATATAGTATTTGTTTTGAAAACCCTTTTCAGTAAAAGATCTTATGTCTTGTGAATCTAAATTTAAATAGCAGTCCATTATTCTAGCCTCATCTGAATATAATTCATTAATATACTGCGACCAATAGTCCTCAAAATATCCGTGAGTAGAATAGGTGTCACCGAACACATTGAATGTAAAGCCTGAATTGAAATTTGGCGAGTAATAAGTCCAATTAAGTATTTTAGTGTCTGCTGTTACATCACCTAATGTATTTAAATCATATTGTAAACACAAAGGGAACTCATTATTTGGAACATTATAAGCATCATAAGTTTGCATATACTGAGGAGATAATAAGTGAAAGTCATAAGCGTTATTTGTTAAAGTATTTGTTCCTGTTACTTGTACAGGTGTTCCACTATAATAAAATAATTTAGGCTTTATATTTGTTAAAGGCTTTGATTCTTCCCCTAATTTAGCTGCAAAACAATAAGCTACAGCTACATTAGTTACAGGTGAAGCACTACTAATTCCTGGTAACCCTGTTGCTGCATTGTAACCATAATGACCTATACCTTGTGCTATAAAAGGCGACATTTTAGAAAAGTTTGTAAACTCCTTTCCTGCAAACTCATTATTTCTATATTCATTATACTCTCCATAAACTAAATTTCTTTGCTCAGTATATCTTTGGTTTAATATATCTTCATCTTCTAAATCTTTGTATTTTAAGTGCCTGTATTGTAGCTGATTAGTTGATTTTACTATCATTTCTTTAGAAGTATCTAGTTTATCTGTCCAATATAAAGTAGTTCCATTATTTATATAATCTTGGTAAGGCTCTATTAATAACAACCTTTCATTATCAGGATCTGTGCTAACAATTAAATTAAATCTATTTATTAGATCTTTAACAAAATCTGACTGTGTCATATCAGGCATATTGTGATACATTTGCACCTCTCCATTAATACCACCACCCATAATAGTAGTAACCCCTGTTTGTAGAGTTTCTATAGTACAGGAATTAACAGTTACATTTACATAAGTTCCACTTGGGTTAAAGCCACTCCACCAAAAAGAAAGTCTTAAAAAAAATATTTCTCCAGGATTGTTTGGTAAAAGTTGTGTAAGCTCAAGTGTTGTTGTTTCTCCTGCTGGTATAGATTGTTGAGTTCCAACTATCAACTGACTTGTATAACCTCCCTCATCATTAATTAAATACCCTGTTGTTTGGCTTTTCCAAACTAATCTTGCAGTTAAACCATCTCCATAACTATCACCATCTGTTGTTAGTTCAGGTAGCGTTATAGATATAGTTGTTTTTACCTGAAAATTTCCTTGAGGTAGTAAAGATTGATTCCCATCAGTATTTAAGGGCATTTGAATAGATGGTGTGTTAGCATAAAGCCCTGTTACACCCCAGTCTAATATACTAGCATTATACAAACCATTAGGATCATAAACTTCATTATCAACCACTAATTGAACATAAGTTCCAGCAGCTTCAGTACCTGTCCAACCTGCTATCTGTACATCTGAATTTGTTGCTGCACTCATATTAGCCTCAAAGCCAACAAAAGGAGCTTCAGCACCCTCACTTGTATTAAAAATAGATTGCACTTTATCGTGTTGTGTAGATAGTGTCATAAATATTCTACTAAACCATTGAGTGTCTGTTATAGGAGTTTCTGCTGTATCATCAATACCCATAAAAGCACTTTTAACTTGATAACCTGCTTTTTGTGCTATTATATGAAATAACCTTTGTAATCTAATTGCAGGTTTTAGATTAGATCCTACAACCATACCATAATTACTTAAAGCTGTATTTAAATCCCCACCCTCCTCATCTGTTACAGTCCATAAATCAGCAGG